CTATTTTTGCTGTATTTTTACTGCGGCATGTAAGTTTTTTACACACTGCTCTGTCAATATGCTTATAACATCTTCGTTTTTTGCTCCGTCAATATCAAGCCATGTTACATCGCGTTCTCTGCGAAACCAGGTAAGCTGACGTTTTGCAAAATGTCTCGTTGACTGCTTAATCTGACTTACCGCATCATCTAATGTACACTCGCCGTCAAGATATGATAAAAGCTCCTTATAGCCAAGTCCCTGCATTGAGACATAACTTCTGTCATAGCCCATCGCCTTTAATGATTCCACTTCCTTAAGTAGTCCCTGCTCCATCATCTGATCCACGCGCAGATCAATGCGACGATACAACTCTGCGCGATCTCTGTTCAGGACAAAATAGCAGAAATTGTATGGTGATTCTTTCTGGCGCTGTTTCTCATTATGTTCTGAGATTGGACGACCTGTCAATTTAAAATATTCCAGTGCGCGAATTAGACGCTTCGTATTATTTGCATGAATTGCCTCTGCCGATGCAGGATCAACGCTTCGCACTTGCTCTAACAGCCATTCATTTCCAAGCTCTTTTGTCTTATCTTCAAGCTGTGTACGGTACGCAGTATCCTCGCATGTATCTTCAAAATCAATATCATACAAAAGTGCCTGAATATAAAATCCAGTTCCGCCTACCACAAGCGGAATATGACCATTAGCATAAATTTTTTCCATTGCCGCCTTTGCCATCTGCTGAAAGCGCACTACGGAAAATTCATCACCTGGCAGCAGCTCATCCACAAGATAATGAGGAACGCCCTGCATCTCATCAGGCATAATTTTTGCAGAACCAATGTCCATATATTTATAAACCTGCATAGAATCTGCACTGATTATCTCACAGCCAAGCGATTTTGCCAGTCCAATTGAAGCGCTTGTTTTTCCCACAGCCGTTGGACCGGTCAATATAATAAGTGGTTTCTTATTTTCTGTCATATTTTATTCCTACCTATTGCTCGTTGCAGTTTATTGTTTGCTATTCAAAACTATACAATCACACAATTCTCTTAAACTTTTTTTCAAGTTCATATTTAGTCATCGTGATAATCGTTGGTCTTCCATGAGGACACGCATACGGATTTTCAAGTGTCAATAGCTGTGACACAAGCGCATCTGCCTCTTTAAACGAAATCTTCTGACCGCCCTTAATAGCTGCCTTACACGACATCGACGCAAGCTTTGATGCAATCAGTTCGGATGGCTGCATGCTTCCTCTATCCTCAAGATCAGACAGCATCTCCAAAAACAGATCCTTTTCATTGATTCCATAAAGATTTGCCGGAATCTCACTGATTGCATACTCGCGCCCGCCGTATGGTTCGATTGTAAAGCCAATGCGTTCAAATTCACTTTTAAATTCTTCTAAAATCGCTTCCTCTGCCCTTGTCAGTGAAATAACCATCGGCGGACTCACAAATTGAGTAATACGCTCCTTTTTGCGGTATGCTTCCATAAGCCGCTCATAGTTTACCTTTTCATGTGCGGCATGCTGATCCATTATATAAAGTTGATTTCCATACTGAATCAGCCAGTATGTATCAAACAGCTGTCCAATCAGACGATGATGGATTCTTGCCTTCTCCGACAATAACGGCTCCGTAAACAGTGTTTGCTGTTCTGGTTTTTCTAATTTTTGTTCTGGCTGAGTAGGCATCTGATTAACAGTTTGAGATACATCCTGTCCAATACGTTTGTGTATTCCAGAGGCAGACTCCCACTTCGAATCAGAATCCTTTATTGTCTGCTTTTTTTCTGCATTATATTCGCAAACAGGCTCAGAAAGTTTTGACGACACTTTTGGCTGTTCTTCGTTTCTTGGCAGCTTTTGTTCACTCTGAGTTTTATGTTCTGCTGATGGCTTTTGTTCATTTTGAGTTTTATGTTCTGCAGGTGGCGGTGGAATAATCTCCTTCATCGCCTGAAGACGTCTCTGCTCAAAAGGCTCTGGCAGCTTTTGCTTTTCCTGCACCTTCTTTTCTGCCTTGCCATCATCACTTACATCAGGAATAAATTCTTTGCCGCGAAGTGTATTTTCAATTGCGCCTGCTAACAGCTCATAAATTTCGTTTTCCTGCTGAAAACGCACTTCCATCTTCGCCGGATGAACATTTACATCAATAAGCTCAGGCTTAATTTTAATATGAAGCACTGTAAACGGATAACGATGCTGCATCATAAATGGCTTATACGCCTGCTCAATTGCAGCAGCAATCAAACGACTTTTTACAAAACGGCCATTTATATAATAGTTTTCAAAAGTTCTATTTCCTCTTGAAATAATTGGCTTGCCAATATAACCTGTCACTGCGAATAAAGGACACTCATAGTTGATCTCTAACACATTAGATGAAATTTCTCTTCCATAAATTGTATAGATCAAATCCTTCAAGCGACCATTTCCACTCGTATAAAGCTTATTCTGTCCGCCATTTATAAAGCGCATAGATATATCCGGACGAAGCATAGCCATGTTTTCCATCAGCTGATTGATATAATTTCCCTCTGTAGCTGCGGTCTTTAAAAACTTCTTTCTGGCAGGCACATGGTAAAATAAATTGCGCACGAGAATTGTTGTGCCGTCTGGTGCACCTATCTGTGTTAAACTTTTTTCCTCGCCGTCTTCAATCTGGTAGGAAATGCCAAGCATTGCTTCGGGCGGTTTTGAAATAAGCTCCACCTGTGCAATAGCTGCAATACTCGAAAGTGCCTCACCACGAAAGCCAAGTGAACCAATATCTAACAAGTCATCAATTGTATGAAGCTTACTCGTTGCATGACGCAAAAAAGCTTTGCGCACCTGATCCTTTTCAATTCCACAGCCATTATCGGTAATGCGAATAAAGCTGATTCCACCATCTTTGATTTCCACAGTAATCGCTGTTGCTTTCGCATCAATAGCATTTTCCAACAGCTCCTTTACAACAGAAGATGGTCTGTCAATAACCTCTCCTGCTGCAATCTGATTAATCGTTGCCTGATCGAGCAATTGTATTTCGGGCATTGCAGACCTCCTTTGTATGTTTTATTTTAACGGATTCGCGGATTTACTTCGTAAATCGCTGCCATCCTCATGGGAGTGCAGGTTCCAAGCTCAGATATGATTTCCTGCAAGCAGGAATCAATCTGAGCTTTTCACCTTGGAAGTATCAAATTCTATTTTTTAGTGTTGCCTGCATACGATACAGCGTATTAAGCGCATCAAGCGGTGTCATATTTGCAATTTCTAGTTTTTTGATTTCTTCTATTATAGAATCATCTTTTACTGTATCAAAAAGTGTCAGCTGATTTGCATCTACTTCATCTGGGCGTGATACGCGCTTTTTAGATGGTGTTGACTGCATCTGTGCAATCTCTCTTGCACGAGCTGCAATGTCAGCATCAGTCAGTTCCTCAACCAGTTCCTTTGCACGGTTTATAACACGGTCTGGAACACCTGCCAGTTTGGCAACCTGGATTCCATAGCTTCTATCTGCACCACCCTTAACAATTTTTCGCAAAAAGACAATATCGTCACCCTGCTCCTTCACGGCAATGCAATAATTATTTACACCATTTAATGCGCCTTCAAGCTCCGTCAGCTCATGGTAATGCGTTGCAAAGAGCGTTTTTGCACCAAGCTGTCTGGCATCCGCGATATACTCAACAACGGCCCACGCAATACTCATACCATCATATGTACTAGTTCCGCGTCCGATTTCATCAAGAATAATCAGACTCTTTTTTGTCGCATGACGAAGGATGTTCGCCACCTCATTCATCTCTACCATAAATGTACTCTGACCAGATGCCAAATCATCAGAAGCACCTACTCTTGTAAAAATGCGATCACTTATACAGATATTAGCCGATTTTGCAGGAACAAAGCTTCCAATCTGTGCCATAAGCGCAATCAATGCGACCTGACGCATATAAGTCGACTTTCCAGCCATATTCGGACCTGTAATAATCGAAATGCGGTTCTTTCCATTATCAAGCAGCACATCATTTGCTACAAACATATCATTTGGAATCATCTGCTCAACAACAGGATGACGGCCATTTTTAATATCAAGAATTCCTCTTTCATTGATCTGTGGTTTAACATAATTCTGACGTTCCGCAACAAAAGAAAGAGATGCGATAACGTCAAGAAGCGCAACTGCACGCGCTGTTTTCTGAATACGTTCTACCTGCGATGCCACACGATCTCGCACATCACAGAACAATTCATACTCAAGCGCTGCCAGCTTATCCTCAGCACCAAGAATTAAATCCTCAAGTTCTTTTAACTCCTGCGTGATAAAGCGTTCTGCATTTGTAAGTGTCTGCTTTCTTGTATAATCATCAGGAACCATGTCCTTAAAGGAATTGGTTACTTCAATATAATAGCCAAACACTTTATTGTAACGCACGCGCAATGTCTTAATTCCTGTGCGCTCACGCTCCTTTGCCTCTAGCTCTGCCAGCCAGTTCTTTCCCTCTGTCTTTGAGCGGCGAAGCTTATCTACATCCTCATTATAGCCATCCTTAATGATTCCTCCCTCTCTGATAACAAGCGGCGGATCCTCTATAATGGCACTGCTGATTAATGCTTCCAAATCGTCCAGCGTATCTAGTTCATCATACAGTTCTTTCAGCAATGATCCCTTAAAATCAGCTAACTGCTGCTTAATCGGCGGCAGCATGCGAAGTGATGCCGCAAATGCCAAAAGATCTCTTGGATTTGCTGTCTTATAACTGATACGACCTGCCAAACGCTCCAGATCATAAACCGGCTGCAAATACTCGCGAATTTCTTCTCTTGTCACATATTCGTTTAGCAGTTCTTCAATCGCTTCCTGCCTTTTTAAAATTCTCGCGCGATCAATAAGTGGCTGCTCAATAAAGCTTCGAAGAAGCCTTGCTCCCATCGCTGTCTTTGTCTTATCAAGCACCCAAAGCAAACTTCCACGTTTTTCTTTTTCTCTAAGTGTCTCTGTCAGTTCCAAATTGCGGCGTGTCGATGTATCCACAATCATATAACAGCCTGTCGTATATGGCTGAATATTTGTAATATGTGGCATTGTACTTTTCTGAGTATCATACAAATACTGCATCAAAGCACCTGCCGATATCATTCCAGAATCATAATCCTCCAGACCAATTCCAAGAAGTGAAGTTGTATGAAAATGCTCCATTAAAATCTTCTTTGCATTGTCTTCCTTATAATACCAGGAATCTGGTGTTGACACCGTAAAATGCAGCCTGTCTTTTAATTCATCCAGATTTTCTCCACTTAATTCAAACAAATCATTGCATATTACCTCTGCCGGTGTAAACTTAAACAGCTCATCCTCTAACTGTTCTTTTGTCTTTAATTCTGTCAGATAAAATTCGCCTGTTGATACATCACACGTACTCACTCCGTAAATGCCACCCACATAGGCAATTGACATAATGTAATTGTTCTTCGTTTCATCAAGTGCCTTATTATCACAAATTGTTCCCGGTGTCACCACACGGATAACCTCACGCTTTACAAGACCCTTTGCAAGCTTCGGATCTTCCATCTGCTCTGCAATGGCGACACGATAGCCTTTTTTTACTAAACGATCTATATAATTGTCGGCTGCATGAAAAGGAACTCCGCACATAGGTGCCCGTTCCTCTAGTCCGCATTCTTTTCCTGTTAACGTAATCTCCAGTGCCTTTGACGCAGTAATCGCATCATCAAAAAACATTTCATAAAAATCACCAAGTCTGTAAAATAAAATACAGCCAGGATACTGATCTTTTGTCTCAAAGTACTTCTGCATCATCGGCGACAGTTTCGCCCTGTTGATTTCCATTTACTTATGCCTCTCTTACTGTAAATTGTTGCTGTCCATTTGCAAAACTGCACACAGTCTGATAGCGGCTATCGTAACCGTCAGCCGCTATCTCCTCTTATCTTATGCGTTATTCCACAAGCTCTCCCAAATAGTAAAAGCCTTTGGACTCTATCATTTTTACTTTGCAGATTGTTCCGATCAATGAACTATCTCCCTTAAAATGAACCACTGTGTTATTGCTGAGACGTCCTGATACCATAGATGGATCTTTCTCATTAACCTCTTCTACCAACACCTCAAGTGTTTTTCCAGTATCGCGGCTGCACTGAGTTGTCGCAATAGACTGAACAAGCTTTAACAGGCGGTCAAAACGATCCTTTACCACTTCCTCTGGTATCTGATCATCCATTGCAGCAGCTGGTGTTCCTGTACGCTTTGAATAAATAAAAGTAAATGCACTGTCATACTGCACCTTGCGTACTACATCCATTGTATCTTCAAAATCTTCCTCAGTCTCACCTGGGAAGCCAACAATAATATCTGTAGTCAAAGAAAGGTCTGGAATTTCACGGCGAAGCTTTGCTGCCAACTCCAAATATTGTTCCTTGTCATACTTTCGGTTCATGAGCTTTAAAATACGGCTGCTTCCAGACTGAAGCGGCAAATGTAAGTGACGACAAATCTTTTTGGAATTTTTCATCACTTCAATTAATTCATCTGACAGATCCTTCGGATGTGAGGTCATAAAACGAATCCAACGAAGTCCTTCGATCTGCTCTACCTGCTGTAAAAGCTGTGCAAATGTAATTGGATTATCAAGTGTCTTTCCATATGAATTTACATTCTGACCAAGAAGCATAACTTCTACTACACCATCAGCTACTAACTGCTTAATCTCCTTTATGATATCCTCTGGCTGTCTGCTTCTCTCTCTTCCGCGCACATATGGAACGATACAATAGCTGCAGAAATTGTTGCAGCCATACATTATGTTAACACCACACTTAAAGGAATATTTGCGGACAGCAGGAAGATCCTCTACGATTTGATCAGTTCCTTCCCATACATCAATTACCTGTTCTTTTTTTGTAAATGCCTGATATAACAACTCTGCAAGCTTAAATATGTTATGAGTTCCAAATACAATATCAACAAAACGGTAGCTGCTGCGAATCTTTGCAACCTCATCTGGCTCCTGCATCATACAGCCGCAGATAGCAATCATACGGTGAGGTGCTTTCTTCTTTCTGCTCTGGTACATTCCTAAATGACCGTATACCTTCTGGTTTGCATTTTCACGCACAGTACAGGTATTCATGATCAAAAAATCAGCAGCCTTTTCATCATCAGTTTCCTCATATCCGATTTTTTCAAGAATACCAAGCAGTTTTTCAGAATCTTTCGCATTCATCTGGCACCCGAATGTTTGAGTAAAAAAGGTCATGGGACGTCCTAATTCAGCGGACTTCCGCTTCACGTAGTCCCTGGCTTTCGCCATGAAATAGAACTGTCTGTTCGGTTCGAATTCCGGCGCCTGGGCGTCGATGTCTACCAGATCCAGACTAATTTCTTTCAGCCTTTCAGCCGGAACTTCGCGCAAATCTATTTTATTATACATAAACTTTTCCTTTCATGTCTTACATTTTCGTTAAATTTCATCGCCTGTTTGTTTGTCTACAAATACAATTTTCAGTTCACAACCCAGGACGCCGGCGATCTCTGCAAGTTCTGATTCCTTGAAATTGCACCGCGTCATTTTGTTAGAGAAATTCTGTCGCGTCTGGTTTGTTCCTTCTGCCAGGTCGCCCATTGTCATATTTCGCCGGCCGGCCAAGAAGCGGATCTTTTCCGCCGTGTTCATATCCATTCGATCAACCCCTTTCTGTTGTGTATGTTATTTTACTTTATACACTTTAGAATGTCAAGTTGAAAATATTTCTTTATCTTTTAATCTTTTTCTTTACATTTATACTTGACATTTTACACTTTATAGTGTATTATAATATCATAAAGCAAAGGAAATAAACATCCAGTAGAAAGGTTAAAATGGTGGTAGATATGGAAATCAAAAGACTTAAAAATACAAAATTCGGAACAAACAAGATTGCTAGAGTCGTTACCGGTTGGGCGCTCTATGAAGCCGGTAAGGGTTGGATCGCTTTCAGTCACGACCGCGACCAGTTCGGGATCCTGGTTCCTTATATTCCGTGTGGTGGAAAGAAGGCGCTTCAATCCATCCTGGACGCCGGCGGCTTTGTCAGCTTCGACGGTATGGAGTATGTCACCGAATTATAAAGGGCCGGAAGGCCCTTTTATTTTACACTTTTTCGTGTATTATAGAAAATATTTCTTTCTGTTTTTAATCATTTTATTTACATTTATTCTTGACATATTACACTTTATAGTGTATAATGTAAACATAAGATAAAGAAAAGAGGTAATCAAAATGTTAGATAAAAACGGAATGGAAATCAAAACGGGAATGGTTGTGGAAATCAAGGACGCCTTCTTCAAAAATGATAACGGGCTTTATTTTGTGGAACACTCCGCCGGGGATCCTGACTGGTGCGGCTCCGATCATAGTCTTCGTAAGATTTCAAAGCGTGGCAAAATTAGCCAGGCGAAACACAATCTTTGTTTCTGGCCGATCGGAATTTTCATCAGCGACCGGTTCAAGGCCGCCGAAGCGCGAACCTGGAACAAGGAACACGCGACAATCGAAATCAGAACCGAAATTGACCGTTCAGAAGTTGCCGCACACTTTGACCAGATGGCCGAAGATCTCACCGATCAGATCCAGCGCGAAGCCTGGGACTATGGCGAAGACAGCCAGGCCGTGAAGACGTCAACCGCAATTCAGAAACATTATAGACAAGTAGCTTCGGAAATATTAGCATAATAAGAACAGGGCGGCCAGGCCGGCCGCCTGGAAAGGAAGAATCATGGAATGGAAAGAAGCATTTGAAGCCGCCGTCGAAAAGACGGTGGGCGCGTATGAGAAAATGGAAAAGGCGATCTTTTCGGATGACAAGGAAGACTTCAAACGCTGTCACGCCGATTATTGCCGGTATATTGATTTATTTTCGAAGGCGACCGGAATCCCGGAATCACAATTCATCGAAATTGTGAACGACGCCGCCCTGAAAAAGAAGGATCAGAGTAAATCAGAATAAATCAGAGTTTGTCAGAGAATATCAGAATATATCCCACGAACGCATAAAAGCCCCGGAAATGGATTTTCCGGGGCTTATTGTGTATTTGTCCACTTACGGCATTAAAACGCAAATCTGGGCGGCTGGCGCGTTCAGACGGGCATTTCCGCGCCGCCTGTTCTGCCTGGGAATCGGCCGGGGATTTTGTTTCCCCCTTATACCCCCTTCCCTTGCGCCCATTGTATCATACATTTTATAAACTGTAAAGTGTAAGTTGTAAATATTTGTTATAAATTCAAAATTCTAAAGTGTATTACACCCGTGAACCGTATTCATCGTCAAGGGCGATCCAGCCATCTTCGTTCGTCGCGTAGGACTTTAACAGGCCCCACAACTTCGCGCCTGGGCCTTCCTTCGTCTTTACGATGGTAAAGGATCCGACGCCAGTGTGTACCGCCTGGCCGTTCTTCTTGTGGTAGTCGTAAGTTGTGCCAGGGCCTTTTCTGATCCGTAAATCAGGAATCTTCACGCGGAACACGAAGGATTCATTCGCGGCGGCAACACAAGGATAGATTTCTTTTCCTGAATTATCGAAGACTTTATAACCGCTGTTCTGCTTACAAAGTTCGATCGCGTTTTCCTTCTGCTTGAAGGCGCCGATCTGGGTGTCGGCCTTGTCCCAGGACTTGCGAACACGGAAATAGCCGGTTCCGGCTGTGCTTTCCTTCTGTTCCTGGGTGGCCTTGAAGGAAACATAATCCGGGATCGTGGTAATGAACAGGCCGCTTTTCAACTTGTACCACTTTTCATCGGCGGAAATTCCAACAACCGTGAACACGCCTTCGTGTACGATCTGATCGACGGCGGCCGTGTAGCTAGGCGCCTTTCGGATATTCAGGCCGTCAGCGCCCTTGTAAATGACCGTAACAGTTCCGTTCAGGGCGTTAATCTTCTGGTTGCTCTTGTCGTCGCTGGTGTTATCTACCGGCGCGGAAGGAACGGTTGTGACGGTCTGGCCGGACATTGCCTTTTTGACATCCTTTCGGAACTGATTCATTGTCAGACCGTATTTGTTCCAGATATGTTCGGGATCGCCGTGATTCGAAGCGATTCCCTTCGCGTGGCCTTCGCGGTGGCTCATTAAAACATTGCTGTTTTCAGGATTGAAGCCGTATTTCTTGCAGATGTACGCGAAGAACTGGACAGCGTTCGCGTAGGTTGCCAGGACATGGGCCTTCGTGTTGCTTCCGTCGCCTGTTTCAATCCAGGAAGAACCGCCCGTGTACTTAATAGTCGCCGGTTCTGTCATTTCAATGCTGATAAGCGAATTGTTTCCGCTTCCGTTCGAGCCGGATCCGCAATGCCAGGCGCGGAAGTTCCACGGTAAAAGCTGTAAAACGACCGCGGCTTTTCCGACGACCGCATGGACACACGCGCCCGTTGAAACGGAAAAATTATTCGCGATAACCTTCGGATCTGGCTGTGGACAACCGATACTGTGAAGCATACCGCCGCCCGGTGTAATTCTGCGGCCGTCCTTATAACAAGGGCTGTTTGTTAAAAGATTTTCTTTGATTTCAATACTCATTTTGTCTTCACTCTCCTTTACATCGTACTTGTGAAGTTCCCATCGTTCAATGATGGAACAGATCTTTTCAACGTATGTTACGTCAGTGGCGTATCCGCCGTTTTTGATGATCTGGATCGCCTTTCTGTAATCTGTTTCGCCCGAAAGTCCTTCATACCGCTTTGCGGCTCCTTTCATGGCGCCCAGCA